TAGAGCGCAGCAGCCTTGGGAAAGGTGGAGGAGATCTCGGGCCACTCAAGATCGCTCACTCCCAACTCAAGCCGGACGCCGCCACCTCAGGCGAATTCGCTGTATTTAAGGAGAAGAGCAAGGTCCCTCTAGAGGTGCTCGCCCACGCCGTCGCTGACAGGATTTATAACCTGGTGGCTGAAGGCCGGCCTGACTTCTTGTACGACTCCGAGGAGTTGATTGACAGGAAGGATCTCTACACCGCCAGCCACTGCTTCGTCAAGCCCGAGCCCCACAACCTCAAGAAGTTTGTGCAGCGAAGGTTCCGGCTGATCCTCGCGGACGGCTTGGTAGAGGAGGTCGTCAAGAGACTCCTCTACGGAGCTCAAGACGCTAGGCTGTTCAAGGACGTGCCTTACCACGAGGGCCCCAGCGCACTCGGCATTGGATTCACCCATCCCATGGGTATGGCCTTCAAGGACGCCATCAGGGCCGAGCTCCTGCCCGATGGTGGCAACCTCATGTCCACTGACGTCAGCGGCATGGACTGGAGCCAAGACGAGGAGGACCAGCTGAACACAGCGCACTTCCGACTCATGGAGCTCCAGAGGCACTTTTCTTGCAGGCGCAAGCAGCTCGGCCTTTGGCCCCTGATCCACTACCGCTCCGTCAGGCTCACGGCTGCCGCTCCGATCACGTATTACGGGAAGACCATTCCGTGCCCCATCAAGGGCATCCAGAGGAGTGGCGAGTTTACCACCGGCAGCAACAACACCATCACGCGAGGTCTGAAGGCCTTCCTCTTAGGACAGAAGGCCATCAAGGCCTGTGGTGATGACGCCCTTGAGCCGGAGATGAAGGACGCGACCGCCCGCTACGCCCAGGTGGGTCTGAAGCTCAAGGAAGCTCGAGTGCACCCCACCGAGTTCAACTTCTGCTCCCATGACTACAACCTAGCGGACAACAAAGCGCCCGCGTTCATCAACTTCAGCCGGACCATGTACAAGTTCTTCTCAGCCAAGACAGTTCGTCATCTGGGCGACAAGGTCAACCAGCTAAAACAGCTCTTGACCTCCGCCCAGTGGAAGAGATTCGAGGTTATGTACAAGGACTCCGGCTACCCCTCGGACACTACCCCTTTTACCTACTCGAAAAACGCCAAGGCAGGTCCTCTCGACCCCAACTGGATGTTCGAGGGTGGGTGCGAGTGAGCCGCACACAAGTCTCCTGAGACATTAAACACAGGAACCCAGTCCCCATAGTATAATAGACAATACACCCTCTAAACACGAGGGATATTTTGATTCGACA